CCGTGGCGCTCCTGCACCTTCGGCGCGCTGGCCGTGAAATTCCTCCGAGACAAAGACACGCTCAACGGCCTCCAAGATTTCACGAACAGCACGATGGCCATGCCGTGGGAGCAGGTCGAGACCAGCATTGGTGACGCCAACATCCTCGCCCTCCGTGGCGACTACACGCGCGGCACCTGCCCCATCGAACCCGCGCATGTCGTCACCTGTGCGGACATCGGCCAGGACAAACAGCACTGGGCAACGGTTGCATTCGATATGACCGGCCAGAGCTATGTCTTAGACTACGGAACGACCTTGACCATCGAAGACCTCCTCGCCGACTCGCCCCGCCGCATTTACCGAACGCCGAGCGGGCAGGAAGTCCGCCCCGAGTGCGGCATGCTGGACAGCGGTTACGCCACCTTCCGAGTTTACACCGCCTGTCAGAACTCCGGCGGATTCTTCCACGCCGCCAAAGGTTCCGGTGCCACCTTCGGATCTCGCATCGGCAAGACCGTCATCGAAGACTTCCCCGGCGTGGTTTTGTATACCTTCGTCGACCACGCCATCAAAACCGAACTCTTCATCGACCGCATCCGAAACGGCAAGCCCCCGCTCGCCATCCCGCGAGACACCACCGAGGACTTCCTTCGCGGCATGAGCGGCCAGCGCCTCGTCCCCCGCAAGACCGCCACCGGGCAAGAGTTCGTCTGGAAATCCGTCGCGCAGGATCACTACATGGACGCCGTAAAACTCTGCCATGTCGCTTGGCACATCTTGAAAAACTGATCATCTCGGTGCGCTCACCGAAATGACCCCCGCCCGCCGAGCTAGGTTTTAAGCGGCTCCCCGGCCCTCCAAAATTATTTTCATTTTCTTGAAAAAAGTTGTTGACGAAAACCAAGAGCGCGATTAGGGTTTGATCATCGAAAGGGAACAACCCCTGACGAACCAAACCAAAAACCAACGACAAAAAATGAACTCCAAAATCGCTCAATCCCTCACTGAAAAATTCGCCGCTCAAGGATTCTCCGGAAAAGAATTAACCCTTCGCGTTCTCGCTGCCGGTTACTTCATGGCACTCGCGGCAGGAAATAAAACCGCCGCTGAGCACTTCGCCGCTCGTCATCAAGAAGAGGAGGTAAAATGAGCTTTAGAGACTTGGCATTTTATGGGCTCGGATGCTTTTTAGGCCCGATATTATCTCCGCTTTCCATGTTTTTAATTGAGCGAATTATTCGCGCACTCTCTGCAATCCTCGCCTAACCCACCCGGCGCGGGTTCGATCCCCGCGTTACTCTTGACCAACCCAACCAAAAACCGAAAAATTAAATTATGAAAACAATGACCAATCGCCACGACTACCACACATATCCAACATCCAAAGGCATCTTTGTCTCGATTCATCAAGAAAACACCTTGCGCGAAGACTTTGGCCCGTTTCACACGCAACGCGAAGCCAATGCTGCAGCCTACAAAGAATGGCGCAGACAACAACCAACGCCCTCAAAAAAATCAGCAAAATGAAAACCGAAATCAAATTCAAAACCATCGGCACACGAGCCGTCGTCTCAAAAGAAATCACCCCCGCGCAGGCCGCCGAAATCCTGCAAAGGAATCCACCCCTCACCCAAGTGGACACGCCCACCGGCTACTACCCAAGACCATGAGCAAAAAGCCCGCCACCCACGGCGGCCCGCGCAAAGGATCGGGCCGAAAGCTCGGCTCCGGCAAAGGCCGAACCGCCGTCACGCGCTCCGTCTCCATGCAGCCGGAAAGTTGGGACAAGCTCGACCGCGCCCGAGGCGATCAGAGTCGCGGGAAATACATCGAGACAAAATTATTTGGCGGCAAGGGTCCCGAGTATGAAGTCGTCATGGATCACAAAGCCAAATCGCTCCACCTCATTCCCGTAAAATAACCGCCAGATTTTTATCATGTCGCCCGGCACGCGATAAACAAAAGCCGATCCCTTTACACGATGTCGGGAAAACACCCCCGAATTTCCGACAAAACTATCCGCGCCGAGGTATAAATTCCGGTTATTCGCTCACGAGTATAACACGCTTTGCTTAAAATTTACGCCAAAGCTCAAGCGTGCTTTGAGTTTTAAGGCAAAATCTAAACATCCCGCCGACAGATTTGCCAAATTCCGCAAACCCTCCCGTCCCCCTCCGTGCTCTCGGTGTCCTCCGTGGTTAATCTTTTGACACGCCCCCTCCGGCGTGACCGACCTCGACAAAATCAGCGGCGTTAAAAGTTTCCTCCGCCGCACCAAGACCACAGCGGAACTCGAAGCCCTCGCGCTCTCGACATTCGCGTCGGCCACCGAGGAAGTCGTCATCACATCCCTCGGCAGTGAAGGCGCCAGCAGCGCCGGACAAATCTCGTTCCCCAAGTGGCTCCTCCTGCAAGCCGTCGAAGAACTCCTGAGCGAAGGCACCCACGGCCGCCAGCTTTTCGCCATCGCCGACCGCTCCCGCTACGGCACCGCCGTTTGACACGCCCGCCTCGGCGTGCCGTCGAAAATCAAAAAATCAAGTTGGGGAGGAACCCGCCCCGGAGCAGGCCGCCCGCGCAAGCCAGATGCCAAAGCCGCCGCATTTGAAGCCGCTCAACCTTCGCTGAATCGCGGCCTCATCTGGATTCCCACCACCGATCCGAAGCGCGAACTCACCGCGCACACCCGTCTTGAAATCCTCCGACTCTCGCGGTGGCTCTACAACAATGCCGCGCAGGCAACTTACATCGTCGAGCACCTCGCCCAGCGCGCCATCGGCACCGGCATCGTCGTCCAACCCAAAACCTCGAACCTCGCGTGGAACAAAAAGGTTGATCAGTATTTTGAGGATCGGAACTGCGCCGAGGCATGGGCATTCGATGCCGGCGCACAGGTCAATTTCTACACCGCGCAATCTCTCATCCTCCGCCAGGTCGCCATCGACGGCGATTTCTTCGCGCAATTTCTCAAGACCAAGGAAGGTGCCGCCCGCGTGCGCTTCATCGGCGGCGAGTCCATCGGCGGCTCGGCAGGCTACGGCAACCCGGACGACATGACCCACGACGGCGTGACGATGGACCGCTTCGGCGCGCCCGTCAGTTACACCATCAACGCCGAAAACGGCACCCGCATCCCCGCCGAGGACATCCTCCATTTCCGCCACATCCGCCGCCACGCCCAGCCGCGCGGCGTCTCGTGGTTTCACTCCGCCGTCTCCAACCTCCGCGACATCTCCGAAATAAATTCATTCGTGAAGGGCGCGTATAAGGCCGGGGCGCAAATCGGCTACATGGTTACCAGCACCGAGGTCGCCAAGATCGGCCTCGGCGCTGGCTTCAAATCAACGACCAACGAAGTCGGCGACCTGCAAACCAGCGACCTCCCGAACGGCATCCTCCTCCCCCGCCTCAAGCCCGGCGAAAAGCTCGAAGCCTTCAAGAACGACATTCCCGGCCAGACCTACGAGGCCGTGATGCGCGCGCTCCGCTCCGATGTCGCCTTCGCCGTCGGCCTGCCGCCCGAGGCCATGATGGTCAATGTCGGCCTCGCGGGAACCGAACAAAGAGCCGTTTTGGAAGTCACGCAGAACTTCCTCGAGCGCCTTCAGCAGCAGGTCATCGATCAGTTCTGCCGACCCTTTTACAAGTATTGGCTCTGGCACGAAATGCAGGCCGGTCGCCTCGAATACCCCGGCGATGATTGGTGGCGCCACGAATGGCTCGCACCGAAAAAGATCACGGTGGACAGCGGCCGCGACGCCCGCGCCTTCAGCGAACAACTCGACAAAGGCCACCTCTCGCCGACCCGCTATTTCAACATGCTCGGCCTCCGCGCCGAGGAGGAAGAGGAGGATGTCATCCAGACCTACCTCCGCCGCAAAGAAAAATGCGACGCCCTCGGCCTCGATGTCGCCCAGGTCTTCCCGAACTCCCTCCGCAGCGGCCTCGCCGCGCAACAACCCGCCGAATCCAGCGACGACGAGGACGCGGACGAAGTCACTCAACCCACCCAACAAACACCATGAACAAAAAATTCTATGCACTGGAAAAATCCAACGACGGCACGGCAACGATACATCTCTACGATGAAGTCGGTGCTTTCGGCTCAGGCTCAAAAGAGTTCCTCGCCGACCTCGGCAAGCTCGACGGCCAACACATTCACCTCCGGATCAACTCGCCCGGTGGGTCCGTGGTTGAGGGAACGGCCATTTATAACGCCCTCCGCCGACACAAAGGCGGTCTGACCGTCCACATCGACGCGCTCGCAGCCAGCATGGC